GCATCAAAAGACTGGTTGCGAATGGCCCGAGATCGTCGACGACAGGACAAAGTAAAATAAGGAATAAATATGAGTAAGACTAAGAAACCACGCAACAAAAAGATGTCTCAAGAGAAACGAGAAAGGTTGCAGTCTACTAGTTCTGAAAATAATAAGTTTAACATGGCGGGGTCGCAAGGCCCCAGTCTCAAATTAAATAATACAAACCGCGCTCCGTCTAAGGTATTTCGAGGCGCATCCAGAGGAAGTTAAAGTGAAAACGTTTCAAGAATTAAGAGAAGGTAAGGTCACTGCTGCGCTTGAGTCTGTCGAAGAGTCGGTACAGCTTGGTCTAACAGAGGCAACAGTATCACGGTCTGACTTTGAGAAGTTAAAGAAGGGAATGCGAATTGAGATTGATTTCGGTTCTTCTATTAGTTCTAGTCAGAAGCGAGTTTTCACTGTAAAGAGTACATCCCGTAGTGCAAAGTACAATGTCGACAAGATTAATATGACCATTGATGGTAAAGGTAAGTACCATCTATACAGTCGTAATGGTAAGGACGCGACTCTTGCGCTAGGTAATATGGCTGCGAGTATCAAATCATATAAGATTTTAGGTACTAATGAGTCGGTCGAACTTGACGAAGCCGCAGATTTTGAAAAGATATCTAATGAACTCTTGAAACATAAGAAAAAGGGTATTGAGTTCGAGAAGGCCGCTGCATTCGCACGTGTTATGTTTATGAATTCCTCTTTAAGTGTACAGGATAAAGCATTCATGGGTTTGACTAAGTTGCTCAAGGATATGGACGACTTGGTAAAGAGGACCACTATTACTAAAATCCTAAAAGATAACGGATTCAGAGTGAAAGGTGGTAAACTTATGCGTGAAGGGTTAGAGGAATCAGTTCAGTCAGTAACTAATATTAAGTTCGACTACGGCGATACAGTACCAAATAATGCAAAACCATCTGAAATTGGCAGCCTAAAGCAAGATTGGAATACCGATAAAATGGCGGTAAGAAGTGCAGTTAAATCTCTAGGGGGTCTTGTCACGGATTCAGAGGCTCCTTCAAGATCAAATAAATTTGTAGGAAAATTATCTGTAGGAACTCGTGGTGATGCAAGCAAACTTAGTAATGGTGCAATTCAAAAAGCAGTAAAGAGTAAAGGCGCAGAGATTCAAAGTAATCAGTTCATGAAGGAATTTGTTGAACTTGAAGAAAGAGTCGAATTGATTGATGAAAACTACCGTATACTTGCAACTAAAGGCATGGGCGCAGAGACAAAGAACTCAATCAACGTTGGAAGAGATGTTGATTTCTACGAACCTAAGAATGGCGATAAGAGAATGGGCAAGATCACTAAGATGACCAAATCTGGTTATGTGGTCAAGGACGAAAAAGATGGTAAGTCTTATACATTTGCTTTCCACGATCGCGCCAAAGCAAAGGCATTGCTTGCAAAATGAAAAAGTTTAAACAGTATGTAGAAGAAAGATGTTGTGAGGCGTGTAAGTCTCTAGATGAAGAGTTAGAACTGACCGAAGCAGAGTATCAAGGTAAGAAGGTTACTTTGAATAAACCTGTACGTGGTGGTTCTAAAAAGTTCTACGTATATACTACAGGCGAGAATGGTAATGTTGTCAAGGTTTCGTTTGGTGATCCAAACATGGAAATAAAAAGAGACAACCCTGCTCGTCGAAAAAGTTTCAGAGCCAGACATAATTGTTCTGACCCTGGCCCGAAGTGGAAAGCCCGATACTGGTCGTGCAAAGCTTGGTAATTGATTCGTATAAATAAGCAACGTAACCTTAACTAATAAGTCAACAGAGAATAATTACATTAAATTATATTAATTATATCAAATACGACTTATATAATTAACACTTAATGGGCTAATCGAAAATGGCAGATACTACCATATTACAAGAGCATGTGCAACGTGAAGAACAACGCCTCGCAAGAATCGAGGATAAGATAGACAAACTTTCCGATGCAATGATCGATCTAGCTCGTGCTGAAGAAAAACTTATAAACATTGAGAAGGCAAACTCACAACACTTTGAACGAATGAATAGATTTTCCATGCGTATGGATGATATAGAAGATTCGGTCCAAGAGCAAGGAAAGACCGTTAAAGTAATGCAATATATTATTACATTATCTGCGACCGTCTTTGCTGGTGTAGTCGTCAAAATGTTTTTTGACGCGTAAACTAACGGAGACTAATGATGTCAGATATCAATAAAATTATGGAGGCGTATTTGGGAATGGTCTCCGGAGAAAAAACTGTGGATGAAGCCAAGATCAGAGATAAAGGCGGAATTCAAGGTAAGGACGGTAAACGATATACTGTCCAGATGAACCAAGATAAAGGTAAGTTATCTTTCAAATTAACTAACGAATTTGGTGATTTCAAAACGGTTAGTGCTAAACAGATGGGTAAGCTTTTCGAAGAAGTAGAACTCGAAGAAGTGTCTGAGAAGAAACTTGATCCGGTAGACGATAAAGCAAATGATAAGAAGTTCGCTGATCGTAAGGACAAGGACATCGACAATGATGGTGATGTAGATTCTTCTGATGAATATCTACACAAGAAGCGTGCCGCAACGGATGACGCGATCGATGGTGGTAAGAAACCAGCGAAGAAAGAAGAAGTAGAGAAAGACGAAGAAGAGTCCGAAGAAGAACCAAAGGACAAGAAGAAACCTTTCCCACCTAAAAAGAAAGATGATGACTCTGAAGAAGAACCAGAAGCAGAACCAGAAGCAGATGGCGATTCTGATATCAAAAAGAACCCTAAGACTGCTGATAAGAAAGCAGAAATCTCTAAAATTGAAAGTGTAGAGTTCCGTTCTGCATTTGAAGAGATGTGGTCCGCATTCGCTGAAGCGGCTGACCCTAAGAAGGGTGCACTTGCTGGTGAAAAGCATGATGATCATTCATCCGAACATGACAAGAAAGTCATTGCGATGCATAAGAAGTCTGAGAAGAAAATCGAAGACAACGAAGAAGATAGTCATAATAAGACTTTCAAAGCGGGTGGTAAGGACATGAAACAATCCCCTGCTCGTAGCGGTGCAGATAATTTATCGAATGGTGATAAAACACCAGTCAAGTAATTGAATAGGTTATATTATTATGTTGGTCGATTATATTCTAAATCTTTTTCGTCAAGATCCGCCAAATCGAGTAGTTACTGAAAGGCACTGCATGGATCTTCGTCTGATCGAAGATATGACTAAATCAGAATTAGATAGGTTAGGTAAACTTCACGGCGTTAGATTAGATAAGCGTCGTAAGAAAGATGTCCTAGTTGCTAAATTGAAAGAAGCGGGGATCTATCGCGGATAGGTCCATGTCTTTTAAATATTATGTATTGACCAGTGGTAATCTAAGAACGTTACACCGTCAATTCAATACCCTAAAACCAAATGAGACCGTGGTCATAATCAACTCTCTGAATTCAGAGTATGTTGAACAGGCTGCGGATTTTTGCGCGTCTAACGATATAGAACATCATATAACCGAATCAGACGGCACACCATCGACAGGTAAAAACTCACTACTCGATAAGTTCCTAGAAAGCGACAACGAGTATATGATCCAAGTCGACGGTGACGATTATATCACTCCCTACGGTAGAAACCTTTACCGCACAGTTGCGCTAGGCGACTCTCCCCCAGACATCATATGTCTCGCAAATCAACTCTCAGTCCAGACTCCTCAAGACGAGTTCTTTGATCTGTTTTCAAAACAGGTAGATAGCAGGAGCGTGAAGAAAGAATATTTCTTTATACCCGTAAAACATACTGCTCACTGGACCCATGATTTAAATAAAAGAACTGGTAATACCTATATTCCTAAAGTCAGTGAATATGAAATACGTAAAATGATGAGAGACGGTATTCCCGAAGACATCGCAAGAGAGTGGTTGTCGAACCGAAAGGTTTTGGAGGAATATACTGTGGACTATGGCGATATGATGAACACTCTGAATAGACTGGTGTTTTACTCACGTAAGGGTGCACAGCATACTAGATTTGACCCCGACCACAGGATAGGTGAGGATGTTCTACAGTACTACAAGTTAAAGAAACTCTCATATGATGGGGTTCTGGATATGCAAGTGCGGGACGAGAGGCCCAAGTACTCCTATCTGTATATGCAAGATGCTGACAGTACAACACGGAATGGTAACCTTGACCTATACTGGATAGCAGATCTTATTGACCACCTAAATAAGATTGAAATGTATCCAAGCGGATACAGGTTAAGGAGATTCAAAGATCCATATTATGAAGTTGAATAGTAAAAATATCGTAGTCTATGCTGCAAAACATTACTACAACCCCACACATATCGACGGGGAAGAATTCTTTGACGATCTGAAGAGGTTCAAGTATGTGAAGAGATTGGTGAATCGATACCACCAGAACGGTGATCTTGCGGAAAGATTGATTTTGAATCACCTCATTGTCATCTTCAACGTGTTCGGTTATGAGGCAGGGGTAGAGATGTTGGCGTTGAAAATACCCTTAGAACAGTGGCCAACTATCAAACCATTTCTTGTATTTTTGAATGCAATAAAAAATGATGACATTACAGGCATCAAAATGGATAAATACGTAATAGCTAAATTGAGAGAAATAAGATGGGCATCCTAAAGTCAGCCGCAGATGTGGTCTATACAATTCGTTTTCTGAAACTACTCGTTACTAAGTTCGAGGACACGGGTGCATTCAAAGCAGGGATCATCGATAACGAGGGTAAGAAAAAACCGGATTTTGATATGGATAAGATGGCGAACCGTGATGCATACCGTGATAACTATACCTCGTTTCATCGTCTAGTATTTAATCTAAAGAAGATTATGGCCAAAGCGCCGGGTGGATCATCTGTGGTTGCACGGTATGGTGCCGCACTTGCATTGATCAAAGAACACGGTGAGCTTTCAGACGGTCAGTTAGAAAGGATACACGAAGCGACAGGCATCGACATCATGGACGTTCTTATGGAAGATTCTAAATGGTATGTCCTAGAAGATGGAAACTTAGGCCAGGGTATGTACCGTATGCGCAATGAGTCTCTAGTAGACACCGGAGAATCTTTAATTCGTAAAGATGATCAAGTCCGCATCTATGAAAATAATCTAATATATGATATTTTAGGTATCTCAATTTTCGAAGGTACCCATCTACGGACGGGTAAACGTATTCTATTTTCTGCTAATGAGATATCAAAATGAAGACTTACGAAGAATTTATGAAACAGTTTGAGATGACAACGACGCAAGACGTTGTTGGTACTGGAGATAATCTAGACCAAACTGTGATTGTCCGAAAAAAGCATGACCGTAAAAAAAGACGCAAGGATGCTGAAGCAGTTTTACGTAGAATTTTTCCACAAAACTTTCAAAAAAAATCTTAATTTCCCTCTTTACAGACTAGTCAAAATACTATATAATTCTACACAAGAATTAAGGAATATAGTATGAGACTGATTGACTGTGTCGATTTCAAAATCGTCATTTTAGAAACAACAAATGAAGATATTGAATCTATTCTTGGTGCCTACGACCCAGACCACGTTATCTTCGTGGCGATGAAGGGTTATGAGGGAGACAGTCTCCCCGTCGACAGATTCCTAGTAAAAAACCACACTGCCCCGTTTGATAATCATCTCTTATGGGAAGGCTTTCTTGACACTAAAGAGCAAGAGGACTACATCTTAGATAGGTGTCAAAGGTTCTGGACCACAGGTAAGGCAATGCTTATTGAGGACTATGAGTACCAGACAGACGAACCATTTTATGATTATAGTAAATAAGGGTTAGTGTGTCGGCGCTACTTAACAACCTGAAACCCAATTCAGATGTATATTCTGCAATGTCTACTATTGACAAGACCACTCTAAGCGAGTATAATATACGGTATTGTTCATACAAAGCAGGCACAGTATACGTTATAGTTGTATCTGAAGCCATAGACTCCACAATGGGAAGTAGGTGGAGTAGAGCAAAGGTACATTGTCGTGATAGGGGGGTTCATCTAGACGTGTCTATAGTAACACAGGAGCAGTATAGTAAGTGGGTCTATCATAATATTAGAAAAGACCCAAATTCAGCGGAGGAATGGTTACAGAGGTGGTACAAGGTAATAGATAAAGAACCACAAAGCGGTATGTGGTCAAAGGCAGCAGACAATATCTACTACTTAAAAAAAATTAGCGACTACACGGCAATCGCGCCAAAAATACTTGAAAGCGGCTACCTCTCAATGAGGTAATCCAAATTGGATAAACTATGACAGTAGAAATTGATTATGATCGAGATAACTTGCTTACTGACTATGCAGTAGGTATGTTAAAAGATTTTTATATGATTGAGAGTGAACAGTCACCACAAGATGCATATGCTAGAGCATCAACAGCATGGTCGATGTACAAAGGACAACTAGATGAAGTACTTGCACGACGACTCTATGAGTATGTTTCTAAGAAGTGGTTTATGTTTGCTTCACCCGTACTGTCTAATGCTCCTTCCGATGAAGGTAAATCGAAGGGACTACCCATCTCATGTTTCCTCACATATGTACCAGATACTCTAGAAGGACTCATTGAGCATTCATCCGAACTAAGATGGTTATCTGTGATGGGTGGTGGTGTCGGTGGACACTGGGGAGACGTGCGTACGGTCTCTGACATCGCGCCTGGACCCATTCCGTTCATGCACACTGTAGATGCGGACATGATTGCGTATCGTCAGGGTAAGACCCGTAAGGGGTCTTATGCGGCATACTTAGATGTGCATCATCCAGACATTGTAGAATTCCTAAATATCCGTATACCGACAGGTGACGTTCAACGGAAAGCTCTGAACATTCACAATGCTATAAATATCACAGATGAGTTTATGGCTGCGGTCTTAAACAACACAAATTTTGACTTGCGTGATCCGAAAGATGGCATAGTAAAAGAATCCATCAATGCACGTAAGTTGTGGGAACGAATCCTTGAGGTACGTTTCCGTACGGGTGAACCGTACTTGAATTTCATTGACACTGCGAATCGTGCACTCCCGATGCCACTAAAGGAAAAGGGTCTCAAGATTCACGGGTCAAACTTATGTAACGAGATTCACTTGCCGACAGGTCCAGACAGGACTGCGGTATGTTGTCTCTCATCACTCAATCTAGAATACTATGATGAGTGGAAAGATACCAACATCGTGCGAGACCTTATTCGCATGTTGGATAATGTTCTTGAGTACTTTATCGAGAACGCACCAGACAGCATTTCACGTGCAAGATACTCTGCTGCTCGTGAACGCTCGATTGGATTGGGTGCAATGGGATTCCATTCACTCTTACAGAAACACTCTGTCGCTTGGGAGTCTGATAAAGCACGAGAGATAAATAAAGTTGTCTTTCAGAATATCAACAAACAAGCAACAGAAGAGTCACGGCTCCTTGCGAAAGAGCGAGGTGAATACTCAGACGGTTTAGGTTCAGGAATGCGTAATGCGCATCTAATAGCAATAGCACCAAACGCGTCGTCGGGAGTCATTTTATCAACGTCACCATCGATTGAACCACTGAAGGCATGTGCTTATACGCACAGAACTCGCGCAGGTTCTTTCCTAGTGAAAAATGTTCATCTGACCCGACTCCTAAAAGAGAAGGGTCACGATAACGAATCTACGTGGTCCAGCATTATCACCAAGAAAGGGTCGGTGCAACACCTACCTTTCCTTAACGAAGGTGAGAAGGCAATCTACAAGACCGCACAAGAACTAGACCAGAATTGGGTGGTGACACACGCGGCAGACCGACAACCATTTATTTGTCAGGGTCAGTCAGTCAATCTCTTTTTCCCTTCCGGTGCCCCTAAGCGATACGTCAATAAGGTGCATTTTAACGCGTGGAGAAAAGGGTTGAAAGGTCTATACTATTTGCGCACAGAGGCAAGTTCTCGTGCGGAGACGGTATCAGACAAAGTCGAACGGGTTGCATTAATGGATGACAACCGGACGATAATCTATGGTAAATCTAACTGCCCGTGGTGCACTAAGGCCATCGAAGAGTTGCAGTTACAGGGAGTCGATTTCGATTACGTGGACCTTGAAGTAATCAAGAAGTCTGCGGCAGAAGTTACTGGTCGAAAAGATGTTACGACGGTCCCTCAGATTTACATAGAAGGAAGATACATTGGTGGTTATGAAGATCTTATGCTCCAACTGAAAACGGATATCACATTAGCCGTAGATGATGGAGACGAATGTCGAGCTTGTGAAGGATAGGGGCAGACGCCTTACATACAACTTATAATACAGGTCTATTATGTCGTTACTTAAATTTTCAGAAACATATAAACCGTTCCTATATCCTTGGGCGGTTGAATTAACAAAGAAACACGAAGAGATCCATTGGATCGAAGATGAAGCAGAATTGTCCGAAGACGTACAGGATTGGAAAACCAAACTGTCTGAAGATGAGAAAGTATTCATCACACATGTACTACGATTGTTCACGCAGTCAGACGTACAGGTAGGTGAGAACTACCACGAACTATTAATACCAAAGTTCAAGAATAACGAGGTGCGTAACATGCTGTCCTCGTTCGCAAACCGTGAAGGGGTACACCAACGTGCGTATGCTCTTCTTAATGATACTCTAGGTCTACCAGATGAAGAGTACCATGCATTCTTAGAATATACTGAGATGGCAGACAAGATCAATTTCATGAAAGACGGTAACGTCTCTAGTCATATGGGTCTTGCACTTGCGTTGGCACAGTCTGTGTTCAACGAAGGTATGTCAGTATTCGCATCGTTTGTCATGCTACTAAACTTCCAACGTTTTGGAAAGATGAAGGGTATGGCGACAATCGTGGAATGGTCCATCCGTGATGAAACTATCCACGTACAGGGTAACGCAAAGTTGTTCCGTGAGTTTACGGATGAACACCCACGTATCATCAATGATGAACTCAAGTCAAAGATATATCAGATGGCAGAGAATGCTGTCGCACTAGAAGACAAGTTCATTCAACTTGCGTTTAAAGGTAACAATGTACAGGGTCTAACCAAGAAGGAAGTACGCGACTACATACGTCACATTGCTGACCGTCGACTACTTCAGTTAGGTCTGAAGCCATTGTTCAAACAAAAAACAAATCCTCTACCGTGGTTGGATTGGGTACTGAACGGAGCATCACACGACAACTTCTTTGAGAAACGTGTAACCGAATATTCAGTAGCCGGTATGGAAGGTGAAGACTACGGATGGGAAGAGTTGGAAGCAGAGGTAGCATAGGTGGATAAAGAGTACACCATTGAGTGTCCTATCTGCGATATACAGTCAATCGTGAGGGTTCCTTATGAAGAGGAACTTCCACGTCACTGCCCTATGTGTGGTGAAGATGCTGTTGCAGAAATGATTGGAGATGATGATTAATGGATTTGAGGTCAGTAATCAAGACCGTACCGGACTTCCCCGCTGAAGGGGTCATGTATAAAGATGTCACAAGCATTCTAGAAAACTCTAAAGCATTCGAATACAGCGTTGAAAGTTTAATGAAATTCTGTACCGGACGACGCATCACCGATATAGTATCGCCAGATGCGAGAGGGTTCTTGTGGGGGTCGCCTGTAGCGTTTCTAATGGGGGTGCCACTCCATATGGTACGTAAACCAAACAAACTCCCGCCGCCCGTAAAGTCCCAGTCATATGATTACGAGTACGCTAGTGGAGTTTTGGAAATGAAAGCCGATGCTCCACTTAATGCGAACAGTAGTGTTTGTATCATTGATGATGTGAATGCAACTGGAGGTACTGCTCTAGCAATAACCGATTTACTTAAAACGTTTGGTGTGCAAGACATGTGTTATGCGTCAGTTATTGACCTTGCATTTCTTGGAGGTTCATCCAAACTTGATATGGACACGTTCAGTGTAGTGACTTATGAATAGTATTATATTAATTGCCCTAGAACTAGAAGCACCAAAAATGTCTCAGTGGAACAACGTATTCTTCACTGGGGTCGGTAAAGTCAATGCAGCGATGACTGCTGCAAAACTAATCGAACGATACAAACCAGAGAGGGTGTTCAACTTCGGTACTGCCGGTGGTATCACAGTAGACGGTGGTCTGCATAGAGTAGACAAGTTCGTGCAACGCGATATGTCATGTGCGGGTCTAGGATACAGTCTTGGCCAAACACCATTCGAGGACGGAGTCATCTTAGGTCACGTTCATGATATTGAATGGGAAACCGGAAAGGTTTGTAGTACGGGGGACAACTTTGTTGCAGACCCAGACCTTGAGATTCCTGCTGACCTAGTAGAGATGGAAGCATATGCCATTGCAAAGGTATGTCAGGATGCGGGGGTAGAGTTTCATTGTTACAAATATGTCAGTGACCAAGCGGATGATGATGCCGCAGAGGAATGGTCCAAGACAGTATCTCAAGGCGAACCATATTTCATACGAACTTACATGACCTATAAGTAGGTGCATGGAATGGCTATTTGAAGACACATTGTTCGATCCCGAAGAATCCTTTCTAGAAAACTATCAAGGGTTCGTCTACCTCATCACTGAACTTAGTACTGGTAAAAAGTATATCGGTAAGAAGTTCTTTTGGAAGCCTAAAACACTGCCAGTGACCAAGACACGAAAGCGCAAAGTTAAGACGCGAGTAGTGTCAGACTGGAAGAAGTATTTTGGTTCTAGTCTAGAAGTAAAAACTCTAGTTGAAGAGAAAGGTGCAGAGAGCTTCAAAAGAGAGATTCTGAAACTCTGCCGCACCAAAGGGGAGTGTTCGTACTACGAAGCAAAACTACAGTTCGAGTACGACGTTCTACTCAGGGATGATTTCTACAACGCGTTCATTGGATGCAAGATCCACGCGAAGCATCTACCCAAAGCTTAGATGCGGTCGAAACCGCACATTGCAACTTTGTACTTCTCATTACCAAGAAGCATCTGGTCACCCATCGAGGTAGACCGCAAACCATACATCACGCCATCATAGACCGGAAGGTCTGCCATCACAGTCACATCTTCTGAATAGTCCGGATTGTTTTCTATGTCATCACGACTCCATGAACCACCAAGGTTCTGGGTGCGGTGATATGCATACTCAAGGGCTTCATCACCAGTACGATTGCCGACGGCAACAAAGGCAACAGTTCGGGGCGAATCTTCAAACGCGGTGTGGATAACAGCAACTTTCATAACTTGATTCCTTCATTAATTTATGTAGCCATTATACATGTTTTTGAAACAGATGTAAAGGGCATGGTTAGATTATTTTAGCATATACAAAAAGTTCTTATGCCAAAATGTTCTAAGAAAAGTGTTGACTTTATTTCAAAAACAGGTATAATAGCTACATAAATTAATGAGGTTACCTAATGACTTTATCTTACGAATGCGTTTTACAAAACTTTCCTACATGTGCTGGTATGGCAGTTGGCACCACTGTCGTAGTGCGGGATGTTCCCGCATCAAGTAACTCAGGTGGTACCGCAACACTTGAGGTAATCCGCCTCACAGACTCGTACTGTAAGGTTCGAGAGGTGTGACTAATTACCAAAAATAAGTCACGCTTAGTCGTTGACAGATGTTTCCAAAAGATGTATAATGGCTACATAAATTAATGAAAAGAGAGATTTGATTATGTCTAATTCAATTATTGTTGTTATCGCCACTCAGTTCCGTGAGAACTACGGTGCCCACGATTGGAACGGTGAGGGTTACTGCCCTCAGCACTGGAAGTCCAAGGGTGGCGACACCTATTTCATCAACGCGTCGGCGGATGATATCGCCAACACTCAGTGGTGGGTCGACGTTGAGCGTTCTATCGAGCACTCATCCGCATACTCTGAGGAGTACATCATCTCTGAGTCGGTCGTCGATCTTATCGACTTCCGTGAGGAAGACCACATCGAGTTCTGGGAGTCCGCGATCTACGCGTCGGTAGACTTCGGTAAGTTGTACTGCGAGAAGAAGGCGCTCAACTTCGAAAACGAGGTTGTCAGTATTCGCCGCTGGGAACAGGACTCTATGGGTAAGGACGCATGTTCTCTCACGGACCTTGATGAACCTGTGCGCGAGGAATGGCGCGTCAAGAAAGAGATGGGCATACATGGTATCGAAGAACAGTTCGATGAACTTGAATCAATTATGGGAGCTGCATAATGAGTATGGCATACTGCGATTATATCGCACACACAATCGTTAGACCCGCAATGGTTGCGGATGGAAAGGATGATGGTGGCATCATTCGACAAGTCGGTCACGTGAAGATGGACTTGGAACCTAAAGAGGGGTATATGGTATCTACCGCCAAGCGGTTAGAGGTTGTTGACTTCAATGGTAAACAGTACCGAATCACGGTAGAAGAAATAAGCTAAATTATTTAGCTAAATGCCTTGACATCTGTTTCAAAAACATGTACAATGGCTACATAAACTAATGAAAAGAGAGATTTGATTATGACTACTAACTATATTGCATTACGTTCTAACCCCGACCTAGTTCGATTCCGAAACTACGTGTTATCCTTTTATGCCTACGACGGCCTCTACCCTGTAGAAGGTTTGTCAGTCTCCGTTGTAGAACGTGCAATTATGCAGTACCTAGAAATCTGCTCTAGTACTATCCGTCATGAAACTTGGGGTCAAGGCGACTCTCTCGATCGTGAACGTGTTCGTGACCTTATCATCGATACGTCTTCTCAAAACCTCAAAGTAAAGGAGTCGGTGTAATGAGCTTCAATACTAACCCTGCCAACGCAGTTACGTACATCACTGATCCTTCAGCGTCATTCCTGAAGGTTCCCGTTCGTGTTATCAACAACCTGAATATTCCGGTTTATAAAATCTCTGAGAACTCGTTCTTCAACGACGACTTCTTCTGGTTAGAAATGGAAAATGATGCTTCTCTGTTCTATGACGCACTTGATGCGAAGTTCTTACAAGAACCCATCACGTACACTCAGACTCTTACTGAGTTGGCACACTTCCGACTCTACCCTAGATTCTCACCTAAGTCGGAGTTTGTAGCATGAGACCAGAAATGGAATTGCTAGAACATATGCTTCAAAGTCATGATTGGACCTATCACTTCAGTGATGACCATCGTGCATATGTCAGAGGACGCGATGAGGCTCAAAAGATTCGCGTCATGATGGGTCGTCTCAAAAAGATGGGGCTCGAAGATGAGTCGTTAGCACTGCAAAATAAATACCGCCCAGATCATTTGTAATTTATTTTAAAAACGCCTTGACAAGTAATCAAAACATATGATACAATGGCTACTCAATTGAATAAGGAATCTATATTATGTCTTCTATGAACAATGTACTACAAATCGAAACTTCTGCGACTGTCGGTAAATGCCCTTGGGGTATTGGTACCGAAGTCAACAATGACCTAACTCCTGTACAGATGATGCAGAAAGCTGGTGTCGACTGGTCGGTCGAGAAAGTTCCTACTTACGCTGACTACAACGGTGAGAAGATCGCCACTGGTATGGAGGCACTTGTGCGTTCATCCGACAACTCTGTACTCACTCAGGTGGGTGGTGCATGGTCACCTTGTCAGAATGAGGAAGCATTCACTTTCTTCAATGACTACTGCTCTGCGGGTGACATGGAGATGAACTCTGCGGGTTCACTCAAAGACGGTAAGATCGTCTATGCAATGGCTCGCATCAAAGAGTCATTCGACATCCTGAAGGGTGATCAAGTTGATTCGTACCTTCTGTTCTCTAACCCACATGAGTACGGTAAGTCGATTGACATTCGATTCACTCCGGTTCGTGTGACGTGCATGAACACTCTGTCTCTCGCTCTAAAGGGTTCTGCAACTAACGGTATCAAAGTGAACCACCGACGTGCGTTTGACCCACAGATGGTCAAAGAACACCTAGGACTGGCGCATGAGAAGTTCGACCAGTACAAAGAGATGGCACAGTTGTTGTCCAAGCGACAGTTCACTGCTGACACTCTGATTCAGTACTACAACTCTCTGTTCCCTTCACAGGCACCTGCCGCAGAAGTACGTGGTTACAAAGACCTCGCACCTAATGCAAAGAAAGCATTCGAGTTGTTGGAGACTCAACCTGGCGCTGAGTTCGGTCGTGGTTCATGGTGGCAGGCATTCAACTCTGTGACTTACCTCACTGACCACCAGTTGGGTCGTACTGCGGACGGTCGAATGACTTCTGCATGGTACGGTGCAAACCAAGTCAAGAAGAAGAAAGCTGCTGAACTCGCCGTCGAGATGGCGGTGGCAGCATGAAAGATCGATTTGATCTAGAACAAGACATCATGAACTGCTGGGGGATCACGGACGATCTCCAGCATTTACTGGAACATATAGACAAAGGTGCATTTGAATCAATCTCGCCTTCAGATACCGATGAACTTGCAAACCTTGTTATGGGACTGAAGCATATCTATGACATGAAGTTCCAAACGATGTTTGATACCTTTGGTCAATTAATACCCACAATAGATCTTACATCCCAAGTACCCAATGAACCGACAAGGTCTTATGGTGTTCGCCTAAATGATGTCACACCTAAAGAATGGGATCAAGTATCCAAAAGAGTACGTGGAGATATCGCCTAAATGATACCAAAAACGATCCATCAAATATGGATAGGTGATCAATATATTCAGCCCACTGAACTGATAGACTCAGTGAAGAATATGAATCCTGAATGGAATCATATCCTATGGACTGAAGAAAATTTACCTTACGATCTTAGATTACAATCCTTGATAGATGCCGTTCCACACAATGACTATTCAGCTAAATGCGATCTAATTCGATATGAATTATTATATCGATATGGTGGATTTTATGTAGACGCTGATACTCGCGCATTAAAACCTTTTTCCGACGAATTATTAGATAATGACAGCTTTGCATGTTGGGAAAATGAATACGCGTATCCAGGCTATGTCACGAATGCTTATGTAGGTTCAACGCAGGGAAATTATTTAATCGGAAGATTGATCGAGTATTTTTTAAATGAAGGTGTAGATTATATAAAATCTATGCCGGTCGGAGCTGCAGCAAATGTAACTGGACCTTGGATTTTAACTAAGATCATTCAAGATATGCAATATAATAATATGACAATCTATCCAAGTTATTACTTTATTCCGGTACATTATTCAGGCCTGGTATCTCCACTTAAAAAGCTTTCCTTTTGTGAACATTATGGTGGTAGTACTAGGCTTACAAAATTTAAATATTCATAGAAGTAGAGCCTTCTCCGTCTATAAATAAATTATAGACAAGGGGAGAGAGTCTAATGACCAAGTTTCACACAGTGGCAATAACTGCCTTGCTGTGCTCGTTACTTTGGATTGGTGGCACAGCAAAGATAATTGATGAATATATAAAGGTAGTACAAATAAAAGAGTTTCAGATAGACGCTCTGGAATCTGAACTAAAAAGCAACGCTAACATTATACTAATGTATGATAGAGCAACAAAAGAGTTGATCTATAAATGTGCGAGTAAGATAGAAATACGCATCGGTAGAACAACTTACATATGTAATAAAATTGAAAAGGCGTAAGTAATGATTACATTTCGTAAAGAAGTCTTTGAAATCTTCAAAGAGTATAAGGAAGCAGACTCTCGTGAAGATCGATTAGATGTTTTGAAAAAATATGAAAACAACTGGGCGTTCAAAGACATCCTTCGGGGTTCCTTCGATGAGTCTCTGGTATTTGATCTACCAGAAGGACGCCCACCTTTCACTCCAAATAAACCGGAGTCATCACCTTCTAGTTTGCTTAAGCAGCATAAAGAGTTTGGACTATATGTTCAGGGTGGTGCTGGTAATTTACCTAAGATTAAAAAAGAGAATAAATTTATTCAGCTTCTAGAATCCGTTCATCCGGAAGATGCTGAATATATTTTAAAAATGGTGGCAAAGAAACCACCGTGTCGTTACATCACTAAAAAACTAGTACAGGAGGCATTTCCAAATTTGATCCGCGAGTAATCTTTTCGACAATTAACTATAACTTCTAAGGAGAATCCTATGTCGAGTCAAGAACAGCAGTTGAACCAAATTAACGAACTACAAAGGTTCGTACATGATACCAGACGCCAAGCAATATATTCCCAAGGTAATCGATCTTATCGAACGGAAAAGCTTAATCAGTATTATACGATACTAAACGCGTCTACTCAACAACTTTCTCGATAGGAGGTGATTATCTCTTCAGAAGCGTATGTGAGACTTCTGTCGTAGTGATTGACATAAATTTGGAATGGATACATAATGCCACAGTATGAATTTAAAAATAGTGAAACCGGAGAAATCATGGAAGTGACTCTCCGGATTTCCGAATACGATGATTGGAAAGACAGTAATCCTAAATGGACCCGATACCATAGTCCAACATCATCACCCAAACTCGTTACTGGCGTGAAGTCTGCCATGACGATAGCGGGAAAGGAATGGGAAAATAAACTCACCGCAATCAAGAATAATGCTGGGGACACAAGCACAATAAAGGTTTAGTAGTATGAGGTTTTTTAAATGGTTGGGTTCAGGCCCATCTTCAGCAGAACCCGTTGGAGATCCAGACCCAGATAACGTTACGGTCGCGAACGCATACAAAACTAGGTGGGTATGGTATCACACTATTCTTGCGATCGAAATTTTAATGACTAACATTCTACTAGCATCTATATTGGTGGTACTTGCCATCAAGTTATGATAAAACTAATTCGTAAACTATGGTGCAAACCTAAAGTGAAACCGATCATGAACAGAGAAGCAGTATTCGAACAATTAAAGATTGACGAAGGAGTCGTCTATGAGATTTACCTCGACCATCTCAACTATCCCACGTTCGGTGTTGGGCATCTCATCAAGGAAAGTGACGG